GACAACTACGGTAATGTCCAGTGTAAAGACCCTAACGTTACAGACATCTGCCGTGTAGCGGAAGTAGAGCTAAGCAAACCTAAGCCCGCACCCAAGAAAGCTGCTAAGAAAGTAGAAACAGATGAGTCTAGTATCTCAGGGTAAACCAGCCCGTAAGAAGTCTGTATGGGGTCATAACACTGGTACGACTACTGAAGATGTATATACCTGCCCTGCTAACTGCGTGGCAGAAATATCATATATTCATGTACACAACAGTAGTGGTAACACAGACATAACTATTCAGTGGTATGTAGCAGCAGATACATATACATCTCATTACCTAGAGGGTAAGAACCTTGGCGCGGGTGAATATGTAACCTTTTCTGATATTGAACTGGTGTTACAACCTGGTGATAAGTTACAGGTAGTACCAGCTACTGCAGCACACATCGACACTATCCTAACTGTAACTGAAACCTTTGTACCTGTCGGGTAGCGGGTATGCATAAATAGGTACTACTACCTGACCTACCGTTAAGTATAACTATCTCCGCACTCAAACAAAAAGGAGATAGTGCTATGAAAAACTGGTTGAAGAAAATCTGGATTGCTATTGAAGAAAGCCAACAAAAACGTGCAGATTATTACATGCTAACCAAATTCACAGATCGTGAACTGAATGACTTGGGCATTGGTCGTTCCCAAATAAGAGAGATTATCTATGGCAAGAACGCTAACAGAAAAACAACAGAAGTTTCTTGATGTCTTGTTTGACGAGGCTGGTGGGGATGTAGTAGCAGCTAAGAAGCTTGCTGGCTATGACCCTGCCTCAAGCACTGCTGCTATTGTTGAATCCCTAAAAGACGAGATTGCAGATCGCACTCGTACATTCTTTGCACGTGTTGCTCCAAAGGCAGCTATGTCTATGGTAGGCGCTCTATATGACCCTACAGAATTAGGCATAAAAGAGAAGATGGTAGCAGCAAAAGACTTGCTAGATCGTGCTGGACTTGGTAAAGTAGACAAAGTAGATGTAACCTCGTCTAGCGGCGGCATCTTTTATCTACCACCAAAAGAAGGTTCAAACGAATAATACCAGAAAGAGATTTAGGCTTTTGGCAGTTACCTCTGCCGCCTAAGAATACAGATAAACAATGGCACACAATAGTCCGTGTAACTAAGAAGATACCGTGGGGCTATGAACTACATCCAGACAATGATAGGTTATTATTGCCTATTGAGTCTGAACTTGAAGCATTAGAGCTTGCCAAGCGTCACTTAAAACAGTATAGTTACAGAGCAGTAGCTAACTGGCTATCCAAACAAACAGGCCGCTATATATCACATATGGGCTTAAAGAAGAGAATAGAAGTTGAAGAACGACGTAAAAGAGCAGCTATTATTAAACGCAAGTTTGCCAAGTGGCTCCAAGAAACCCTTGAGGAAATCGAGAAACTCGAAAGCCAAGGGGTCGGGGCATACTCAGAGTCCAACACAGACAGTCGAAACAGTCGCTCCCCCAAATGAAACTGTTCCTGCACGAGTGATTGCTCCTGAGTATGATGTAGACATAGCACAGGAAGTTGTGTTCAAGCCAAACCCCGGCCCCCAAACTTCGTTCTTGAGTGCATCAGAACGTGAAGTATTATACGGTGGTGCAGCGGGTGGTGGTAAGTCTTATGCTATGTTAGCAGACCCACTACACGGTTTGAACGATCCTAACTTTAGTGGTCTTCTTGTACGTCATACTACTGAAGAACTACGTGAACTAATACAAAAGTCTCAGGAGCTATACCCACGTGCAGTACCAGGTATCAAATGGAGTGAACGTAAATCCCAATGGACTAGTCCACGTGGTGGTCGTTTGTGGATGTCTTATCTTGACAAGGATACAGACGTTACTCGTTACCAAGGTCAGGCATTTAACTGGATCGGTTTTGACGAACTTACACAATGGTCTAGCCCTTACGCTTGGGATTATATGAGGTCACGTCTACGTAGCTCTGCACACCATTTAGGTTTGTACATGAGAGCTACAACGAACCCTGGTGGCGCTGGGCATAGCTGGGTTAAGAAGATGTTCATTGATCCTTCACCAGCTGGTAAGGCTTTCTGGGCTACTAACCTAGAGACTGGTGAAATGATTACGTATCCGTCAGGTCACAGTAAAGCTGGACAGCCTCTGTTTAAACGTAGGTTTATACCTGCATCTCTTTTTGACAACCCCTACCTTGCAGACGCAGGTGACTACGAAGCAATGCTCTTATCTCTACCAGAGCATCAACGCAAGCAACTACTAGAAGGTAACTGGGATGTCAACGAAGGAGCAGCTTTCCCTGAGTTTAGCAGATCCAAACATGTCATTGAAACTTTTGACATTCCCGAATCATGGACTAAGTTTAGAGCTTGCGACTACGGCTACGGATCTTACACAGGGGTTTTATGGTTTGCTGTCTCACCCGACGAACAGCTTATTGTATATAGAGAACTCTATTGTTCTAAAGTTACAGCTACTGATCTGGCTGATATGATCTTAGACTTAGAGAAACATGATGGTGGTATCAGATACGGTGTGCTTGACTCTTCTTTATGGCACAACCGTGGCGACACGGGACCGTCGCTTGCAGAACAAATGATTATGAAAGGTTGCCGCTGGCGTCCATCTGATCGTTCTCGCGGCTCCCGTGTTGCAGGTAAAAACGAAATACATAGGCGTTTGCAGGTAGATGAATTTACTGAGAAGCCTCGCCTAGTATTTATGGACAGCTGTACAAACACTATTGCACAGATACCAAGCATACCTTTGGATAAGAGGAACCCAGAGGATGTAGACACAAACGCAGAAGATCACTTGTACGACGCTCTACGTTACGGTGTTATGACACGGCCTCGCAGCCACAGCATATGGGACTACAATCCTGCAACTCAACGCACTGGTTTTCAAGCTAGTGATAAAACATTCGGGTACTAATACATGGCAGAACAAGAAGAAATGTTTGAAACAGATGAAGTCGTAGCTGCAGAGGACGGCAACGATAGCATCTTTGAACAGAAATCGAGTGTTGTATCATTCGTGCAGGATCGCTACAAACGGGCTGAAGATGCACGTTATGCAGACGAACAGCGTTGGCTACGTGCTTATCGTAACTACCGTGGCATCTACGGTACAGACGTACAATTCACTGACACAGAGAAATCACGTGTCTTTGTTAAAGTTACTAAGACTAAAACACTAGCAGCATATGGACAGATTGTAGACGTACTTTTTGGTAATAATAAGTTTCCCTTGTCAGTGAATCCTTCTGTATTACCTGATGGCGTAGCAGAGTCTGTACACATTAACATAGACCCTAATGCTGCTGCAGCTGGCGATAGCCTAAAGCCTGTTACAGAGAGTACTGCTGGTCGTCCCTATCTATTAGATGGTACAACAAAGTTAAATCCAGGTGAAACTCTACTAGACCTAAAAGCACGACTAGGCTCTATGACTAAGAAGCTAGAAGCTGTATCTGATCGTATTGTAGAGGGTGAAGGTACTACACCTACTACTGTTACATTCCATCCAGCTATGATTGCAGCTAAGAAGATGGAAAAGAAGATCCACGATCAGCTACAAGAGTCTAACGCTTCTAAACACCTACGTTCTATGGCTTTCGAGATGGCTCTACTTGGCACAGGTGTCATGAAGGGTCCGTTTGCTGTAGATAAAGAATATCCTAGCTGGAACGAAGACGGTGAGTATGAGCCTCTAATTAAGACCGTACCAGAGTGTAGCCACGTATCTGTATGGGACTTCTACCCTGATCCAGAAGCTAAGTCTATGGATGATGCAGAGTATACCATTGAGCGTCATCGTATGTCACGTTCACAACTACGTGCATTAAAGAACCGCCCATACTTTATGTCTGATGCAGTAGAGATGGCTGTCATGGCTGGATCTGACTACATACAGAAGTACTGGGAAATGACTATGGAAGATGATGACACTCAGCCTACATCTGAGCGTTATGAAGTTCTAGAGTTCTGGGGTTTTGTAGATATTAAGATTCTTGAAGATCATGGTGTTAAGATTCCACGTGAGTTCCGTGACTTAGACGAAG